TAGAGGTCTTAGGATTAAAGGCGATGATACTCCTATCATGCCCGGTGAGTGGAGAGATGTTGATGTACCATCTGCCAACATTAAAGACAATATTCTACCGCTTCCATACAAAGAGCCAAGTGCAACTCTTTTCCAACTGTTGCAAAACGTAGTAGAAGAAGGCCGTAGATTAGCTGCAGTAGCTGATGTTAAGCTAGAGAATATGAACGGTGAGGCACCAGTAGGTACTACACTGGCTATCTTAGAAAGAACCCTTAAAGTAATGTCAGCTGTACAGGCTCGTGTTCATGCGTCAATGGAACAAGAGTTTAAGTTGATTGCAGCTTTAGTAAGAGACTACACAGCCCCTGCTTACGACTACCTACCGGACTTCGATGCACCTGCAACGGCTAAGAAAGAAGATTATGATAAAGTTGATATTATCCCAGTCTCTGATCCTAACGCCAGTACTATGGCACAGCGTATTATCCAGTACCAAGCGGCTATTCAGTTAGCACAACAATCTCCACAGATATACAACCTGCCCGTACTACATCGTCAAATGCTTGAAGTTATGGGTATTAAAGATGCAGACAAGATTGTTATTGTAGAAGAAGACCAAGTACCGACAGACCCTGTCACAGAGAATATGAACGTACTTAAAGCTAAACCTGTCAAAGCCTTTATAGAACAAGACCACGATGCCCATTTAGCTGTACACAATGCCTTAATAACAGACCCTAAAGTAGCAGCGGCTATGGGTCAAAACCCACAAGCGGCAGTGTTAAAACAAGCGTTAATGTCTCACATTATGGAGCATATTGGCTTCCAATACCGCCGTGGTATAGAGACTCAGTTAGGTACTACTCTTCCTCCAGAAGATGCTAAGTTAAGTCCAGAAATGGAGATACAACTAGCTAAACTATCTGCTGATGCTGCTAAACAACTACTACAAGTTAACCAGTCTGAACAAGCTAAAATACAAGCCCAACAGCAAGCGCAAGACCCTGTAGTACAGATGCAGCAAAAAGAACTACTGTTGAAACAACAAGAGCTTAACGATAAGAAAGAGATTGAGCTTAAGAAGATTGACGCTAGTAAAGAGATAGCGATGTTGAACAACGAAGCTAAGTTACTGGTTCAAGGTGAAGACGCTAAGGTCCAAGGTTTGTTTAAAGGGTTAGATATAGCCGCCCAACAAATAAACGCACAAAACACCCTAGAGGCCTCGTCACAAGCGGCCTCACAACAAGCAGGACCACAGGGAGCACCACCTGCACCAGCGCCTCAACAACCCCCATCTATGCCCTTAGCGCCACCACAACCACAACCTATGGGATAAAAAATGACAACAGTATTAGACGTACTGCGCAAAGAACTTGAAGATGAAATAGCCGCTCACACTGATGCCCTCGCAAGAGGGCGGGTAGAAGACTATCCATCCTATAAGCAGTTGGTAGGGACTTTATCGGGTCTGTCCCTAGCACTTAATAGATTAAAAGACCTGCAGAAATATGAGGACGATAATTGATGAGTACGGAAAACATTGGAAATATAGATACGGAAGCCACTATTGAAAGAGGTGAGAAACTGGCAGAAAGACTACCTGAGCCAGTAGGTTACAAACTTCTCTTGATTAAACCTAAAGTAGTAGACAAAACAGCCAGTGGTATTGAGATGCCAGACTCTTTCAAAAAGAAGGAAGAAGCAGGTGCCGTTGTTTGTATGGTCATTAAGGTAGGTCCTATGGCTTACATGGATACAGAAAAGTTCCCTACAGGTCCTTGGTGCACAGAAGGTGACTTCGTGCTAATTGGTGCTTATAGAGGCAGTCGTTTTTCAGTTGATGGGGAAGAGTTTATCCTTGTTAATGACGATATGATTGAAGGTACTGTATCTGATCCTAGAGGTATAGGGAGGGTTTACTAATGTCTGAAGAATATGAAAATGATAGTACGGACTTCGATGATGATTCCATAGAAGTTGAAATTGTCGATGACACCCCCGAAGAAGATAGGGATCGTCCGAAACTTGAAGCAAACGATGACGATAACGAAGAAGAGTTAGAGTCGTACTCTAAAAAAGTACAAAAACGTATAGACCAGATAAACCATAAGTATCATGATGTTAGGCGTGAAAAAGACGCATTAGAAAGACAGAATGCAGAAGCTATTCGTATAGCTCAGACCATACTTGCGGAAAACGAACAGTTAAAGAGTACGCTTAACTGGGGGCACCAAGAGTACACCAAAGAAGCATCAGGTAGACTTGACTTCGCTCATAAGGCGGCACAAGAGAAATATCGCCGAGCTTTCGAGACTGGAGACACAGATGGAGTGCTGGAAGCACAAGATGAACTAAATGAAGTGTCTAACCAAAAGAGACAATTATCAACTTTAGTTTCACCTGTACCACAAAAAGCTTTACAACAACAAAATAATGATGTATATATTCCTCAACAATCAGTACCAGAAGCGCCACCACGGGATTACAAAGCCGAAGATTGGGCTGGAAAGAACCCTTGGTTTGGTAAAGATGAAGAGATGACCGCCTTCGCTTATGGACTGCACGAAAAACTGGTTAAATCCGGTGTAGACCCTACCTCTGATGAATATTATCAGCGAGTAGACTCCCGCATAAGGGAAATATTCCCAAGAAACTTCGACAGAAAGAAATCGTCACCTGTGGCATCGGTAGGTAGAACTACTGCACCAAGAAAAGTCGCACTAAACAATTCTGAAATCGCAATCGCAAAAAGATTAGGTATAACACCTGAACTGTATGCAAAGTACAAAATAAAGGAGCAAAATCTCAATGGCTAATCTACAAATTGACAGAGCCCCACGCTCTACAGAAACACGTGAAAAAGAAGTACGTCCGGTATCCTGGAAGCCAGCTCATGACTTGCCTTCACCAGATCCACAAGACGGTTATGTGTTCCACTGGAAAAGAGTGTCTATGATGGGTCAAGCCGATCCCGCTAATATGGCTAAGGCTAAACGAGAGGGTTGGGTACCTTGTCAAGCTGAAGATCATCCTGAGATGATGGCTGACTTTGCAGCTTTTGGTTTAAAACCCCAAGGGTTGATTGAAATTGGTGGACTTGTTTTATGTAAGACGACTGTCGAGACTTCAAACGCTCGTAAGGAGTACTACGCAAATATGTCTAGAGCTTCGGTAGAATCAGTTGATAACAACTTTCTCCGAGAAAATGATCCTCGGATGCCTCTCTTTTCTGAGAAGTCATCTAAAGTATCTTTTGGTCGTGGTTCCTGATAACAGGAACTATTTAAATTAAATTAGGAGTTTTTTATGGCATATCCTGCTAATATTGGTCCCTACGGTTTTCTTCCGAATACCCTAGAAGGCGGACGAGTTTATGCTGGTGCAACTCGGTACTTACCGATTGCTTCTGGCTACGGAAAAAACATTGGTTATGGTGATCCTGTATCATTGATTGCTGATGGTTCTGTTACCCGTGTTGATGCATCTACTGGTGCTAAAACTGCATGGGCTATTCGTCCTATCGGTGTGTTCCTTGGTTGTTCTTACACTGACCCAACTTTAAAATATAAAGTTTTCTCTCAATACTGGCCTACAGGTACTTCTGCATCTGACGCCATTGCTATTGTTGCTGATGACCCATTAGTTTTATTTAAAGTCAACTTGACTAACGCTGGTACAGCTTACACTTCTGGTGCTGCTACATCGGCTGATGTTGGTCAAAACGTAGGTTATTTCGTAACTGCTAACACAGGTTCTATAGTTGATGGCGTTAATACAGCTACTGGTAATAGCGCCACTTCAGTTAATTTGGCTTCTAAAAACACTACTGCTACTTTGCCTTTGCGCATTATCAGCATGGTTCAAGAAACTGCATTATCTGATGGTACGTTTGTAGAAGCTTTCGTGGCATATACAGCACCTACTATGACTGCGGCTGTGACTCAATCTGGTACTACTCCTTTTGCTGTTTCAGCAGTGGATATTACTGTCGTTGGTGGTCATGCTTACCGCAACCCTGTTGGAATTTAAGGAGTTTAACTAATGGCTGCTATCTCACGCGCGCAACTACTAAAAGAACTTCTCCCCGGTCTTAACGCTTTATTCGGTTTAGAATATGAGCGTTACGGTGAGAAATATAAAGAAATCTTTGAAACTGAATCGTCTGATCGTTCATTTGAAGAAGAACAAAAACTGTCTGGCTTTGGTGCCGCTGCGGTTAAAAACGAAGGCTCTGCTATTACGTATGACAATGCGCAAGAAGCTTGGTCAACTCGCTATACCCACGAAACTATTGCTTTAGGCTTTTCTTTAACTGAAGAAGCTATTGAAGATAACTTGTATGACTCATTGTCTGCTCGTTATACAAAAGCTTTGGCTAGAGCTATGGCTTACACCAAAGAAGTTAAAGGTGCTGCTGTACTAAACAATGCATTCAACACTAACTATACTGGTGGTGACGGCAAATCTTTATGTAACAGTGCACATCCTTTAGTCTATGGATCAACAATCTCTAACGTACCAGCAACTCCTGCTGATTTGAACGAAACTTCATTGGAAAATGCTGTTATTCAAATCTCTTTATGGGTTGATGAACGTGGCTTATTGATTGCTGCTAAACCTAAAAAATTAGTACTTCCTCCTGCTCTTCAATTCGTAGCAACTCGTTTGTTAGAAACTGAATTGCGTGTTGGTACAAATGACAATGATGTCAACGCCCTTAAAAACAATGGCTCAATTCCTGGTGGCTATACTATCAACCCTTGGTTGACTGATACAAATGCTTGGTTCTTGATGACTGACGTTCCTAATGGTCTAAAACATTTTGTTAGAACTCCATTAGCTACTTCTATGGACAGTGACTTCGATACGGGCAACTCTCGCTATAAAGCAAGGGAACGCTACAGCTTCGGTTTTAGTGATCCATTAGGTATCTTTGGTTCTGCAGGTTCTTCCTGATAAATCAGTAACTTAGCTTTAATTAAGGGCTCCTTCGGGAGCCTTTTTTATGTGTTTTTATTTTTTAAAGCGTTTACTTATTTTATTTTTATGTTATTATAAGCGTTAGGTAAATAATAAAAGAGAATATGATGCCAAAAGTAATAACCCAAGAAGAATGGTTGTCTAGAGCTATATCAGTTCATGGTGATACATATGATTTAAGTAAAGCTGAATATATATCTGCTAAAACGCCATTAAGAATAATATGCAGAGAGCACGGGGAGTTTAATCCAACTAGTATTAATTTTATACATAGTGGAACAGGGTGCCCTAAATGTATAGGACGAGGAGCTGATTGGATAGGTAGGTTTAAAGAAGTGCATAGAGATAGGTATGAT